TGATGTTGTTGCTCTTGCTTGCGCCCTTGTGCTTGCGTTGTAGCATATCCACTATATCGTTAAACTCTGTGGCTGTTCCTGCGGTAATAACCATCTCGCCACTAGGTACTGCACCATTCTCGAAAAAGCCTTTTTGGTAATCGGCTATGTAGTCATCAATGCGAGTCCATCGCCTAGCAGCTCGGCTGGCACTAAAGCCTTGCTGTACTGCGTCAGGGTTAAAGCTCTTGAGTGTAATAACGGTGCTGTCGTCTAGTCGTTCGCCATTAAGAAGCCTGTAGTATCGCTTGCCACCAACAACTTCCTCGTTGTAGCCCTCTAAGAATGTGAAGCCAGTAATGCTGTCGCCTGTAATTCTGTCGCCATTAGCATGTACTCGGATTAGCACCTTGTCGTGTACTAGGCTCATCACCATCAACGCTTCTCGGAAGTCATACGGACTCATATCAGTGTTCGGTGTATATAGTCGGTCTAGTATATTGCTAGATACAGATTTGTTATTCTTATCTACTGTGTAAGGCTCAATGCTTGCAAAGCCGTTAGATAGCTTGGTGATACTTGAGTAACCATTCTCATACTGGTTATCTTTGTAGAAGTTGTATGTAGAACTGCCTGACATAGTGTGCCAGCCGATTGAGTCGTTTAGATTGATAGCGTCTGATAGGTCGATGGTCTTAGTTTTGAAAAGGTTGCGTATATTAGTTGCAAGGCTCATAAGTGTTGCTGTCCTGTATTATGTATGTCTTTATTATAACTGCTCACATAGCACTTTGTATATCATCTCACGCCACCCCATTCAATAACAACTGGTACTGGTGTGTAGTAACAAATAATGCAAGCGTCAGCTTTGTCTGGGCTACGATAGCCACGCTTTTTGTAATCTTGCTTGCTCTCGACTGCTCTGCGCCCTCTGCTATCCTGCTTCCACTGCCTAGTCGTTAGTTCCATTAGCAAATCACTATCATTAGGCATATCAGCTTCGGGCATTATGGTCTGCATATAAAACCACGCTTCACTAATCCAGTTAGTGTATTTATCCTTGTCGGCTGGCTCACCACCAAAGTTGATAGCCATTATATTGTAGCCACGCTGTATCATAATATCCGTAAGACCACCACCAACGCCTGTATCGTCAATCTTAATCAGCACTTGCTTGTCGTAATCCACAAATGCTTCGAGCTTGTCGGCTAGCGTTGTAAGTCTTAGCTTCTCGTTTGTTTCTGTGCCGATTGTCTTTAGCCCTTTACGTTTCCAAAACACCGACCTGTCTGAACCCATGCGAGCCACATCGACACCAACCTCAATAGTTCCTGTATCATCGCCCTCACGTTGCATAGCTTCCATAACACTGTTGCGGTTGAGTATAGCCATATCAGTCTGGGCTATAGGCTGACCGAGCCACTTGTGCTGATAGACTTCGGGGTTATTCTCTTTGTCATACTCTATTTCGTTTTTAATCTCTGATGGTATCCAGCCATATTTGTCAGCAATATCGTAATTGATGTGTAGGTGTAGCGTATCATCACGTTTCTTTAGTGCCAGCATTTCAAAGATAGGGTCTAGCTCTAGGGTTCTGTTCATAGTCCATATAAGCTGACTGCCAGCCTTACGGATTGTCGGTGTGATAATGTCTATCGAGTCCTTAGTAAATGCCTGTGCTTCCTCGCCCCAAAATATATCTACACCCTCAATAGATTTAATTGACTGTGAGTTGTGCTTGATACCTCGAAAGATAAAGTCTGACCCTGTGATACTGTTCACAATGCTATCTCTAGTTACTTTGAAGTCTGTTAGTCCGTACTTTTCAATAAGGTCGGCAAGCAGTTGGTGTGAACTATCCGCTATTGAGTTCTGAAACTCACGACCACAAAGTATTCTGGTCTTATCCATTCTAGCCCTGATAAGTAAGTAACGTGCAACAGTATGTGATTTGAGTGAATAGCGACCACCCTCGATTAAGGCGTTGCGCCACCCTTTATCAAATAAGGGTTTGTATTCAGTCGGTATTTGGATTGTCGGCATTTATAAACTCTACCATCACTGGTTGTATAGTTTCGCCATTAGAAGTCATATCAATAGATTGTGGTGCTTTGCCCTCTGTGCGGTCAGCAAGCTCTTTAGCGTCAGGCAATCCATACTTCATATCTTTAGCTGACCTGACTCTAGCAAGGGCTATTTGTTGGGCTACTGTTTCTGGTTCAAAGTCATCAAGCTCTTTAGCCGATAAGCGTATTAGCTTATTATACTGATAACTTATAGAACCTGTCTTATCCCAGCGACCATCACTGCGGTTCTGTGGGTTATCAGCAAATCCACCTTTGCCAGTTGGGTTGCGCTTTTCTGGTGGTGTTACTGTTTTATCCATTTGTCTACCCACTTAATTGTAAAAAGACCACATACAGGTACTTTAACTCGTTTGTATTTATTACAATCAGAAGCTTGGTTTGTAGTTTCCATACCTCTATTATACGCTAGTCCTGCTTACTGCGCCATGCTTGCATTTTACAGTTGTTGCTACACATATCACCAGCCTAAATAGTTAGTTAGCTTTTTCATGTCGTCATAGGTAATATCGTTACTCTTAATTCTGTTGCAACGAGCGCAACATGGTACACAGTTATCGTCTGTATATGTTTGGCTTGAGTCTTTGCGGTCTATGGTCATTGTGCCATAAGCACTACAGTATGTGCATTTCTGGGGTTTAAGTAACTCTATAATTTTGGTTTTAGTAATTGTTGGTGGTTCTAATAGTCTAGTTCTGGCGTTACTGCGTAGCGATGATAGTCTTAGGTGTGCTTTGTATTGTGCTTCTGGGCTTGCTTTTATAGAGTTGTCATAATAAAACTTGTTTTTACACGATAAATTACAATAAAGCCTTTGTTTACTTATGAGTTTTGTGTCGCACGTTTTACACTTACGCATAGCTTAATTATACAGCATTAAGCTAGGTTATTCAACACAGGTTTATCAAATAACCACGCCCCATCTATTCTTGGTTAATTCAAACGTTACTTTCCTAATCGGTGTGTTGCCTATGTTTACAGAGCCTTTATCGCCTATGTGGTCGCAAGGTATTGTCCAGTCAATCCATGAGCTAAAGCCCATCTGTGCTAGGTATATGCCAAAGTTTACATCGCAAGATAGCCCATTTGTGCCATTCTTATCGTAAGGCTCGAAGTAGTGCATTCTGTATAGTTGAGCGTCTATCAAGGCACAATACAATCCACCAGCTTGAATGCGCTGTAAGTCGGGGTGTGGCATTACGGACTCTATGTGCTGTGGATTATATACGTCATCTATAAGCCAGCCACCAACGTAAGGTGTGCGGTGTCTGCCTAGCTGTACGCCCTCAACAAAGGCTGTTTCCTCATACTTGCCAAAGGTGTCGAGCATTTTAACTAGGGTGTCTGGTGGGTAAGTTGTGTCATCTTCAATGCTAAAGACATAATCGCAATCCTCTGATATGTAGTGCTTGGCTTGGTTGTGTATAGCAGATATGCGGTAGCGTCTGTCGTTGATTGTGCTGGCTGGCTGACTACCAAAGCTGACTATTTTTACATTTGAATAATTTAGGCTATCTAATCGGCTGTCTACTGCTCGCTCTAGTTCTCTGCTTCCATCGGTTAAGATGATAAGCTCGGTGTCGCTTGGTCGGTCTAAGGCGTTCAAACTATCAAATACAGGCTTGAGGTAATCTTGTCGGCTTATAGGTAATACGATATTTACCATACTGTTACAAGCTCTTTATAGTCTTTCCGTAATGTGTTTGCGTCATATTCTTGGCTCAAATATATAGCTCTTAATTTTGCGTCATAACCTACATCTATTATATCAAGTTTTTGCGCTAATTGCTCATGGTTTGCTTCAAATATCTCTACTTCTGTTCTGGTCATAAACCAACCAATAGCCGAAGCTGGCACTAACCAGTCTTTAGGTAAAGCCATATTGTTGGGGTCGATGTCGGTCATAATCACAGGCAAGCCAGAACTTAGGGCTTCGCACATAGGTAAGGATTGACCAGCATATCGTCTAGGCAATATGAGTGCGTCATAGTCTGTGTATAGTTCCTCGTTGTCCTCTGGGTTAGTAAAGTCATAGATTATGCGAGGGTCGGGGTGCTTCTTAATATCTTGCTGGGCTTTGATTGTTACAGTGTAATCGCCTGTTGAATGTTCTAAGGCTCGGTATAAACTCTCAAGTCCATTCCTGTCGTGTATTGCGGTCTTACCATTAACGAACAAATACTTGCGTTTGCCTGTACGTTTTAGGTTGATGGCTCTGGCGTTCTCGAACTCATCACCGAATATAGGGGTTGGTAAATATGTGGCGTTAAACCTTTTGTGCATTTCTGCTATGCGCCAGTGTGATGGCACTATTACTTTACTCGGTAGCGGTGTGTTGTGGTAGCGTGGTGTGAGCCAATCAAAAAACTCTGGGTTTACTATCAGGATTGTTTCAACAGCATTAGAGTTGCATATCTGGGTTGTGTTGGCGTTATAAAATAGCTCACAACTAATTAGCACATCTACGTCTGCAACATAGTTTTGCACTTGTTGGTCTGTCGGGAAGCCATTTATAACTACAGTATTATAATCTTTGTACCATTCAGGGTGTTGCTGGGCTTGGTTGAAGCTAGTGCTGTCGATTATCACAACCTTGTCTGGCTGTATAAGCCTTGCCAGTCGTCTGCTCTGCGCCCCTAATCCTGATTTGTCGATTCTAGCTATCAAACAAGTTTTCATAAATACGCCTTTAAGTGATTATATTTAAGTGCCAAATCCTCTAAATCCAAGCTGCCTTTTAGTTTATTACAACTAGCACAGGCTGGCTTGAGGTTACTAACGCTGTACTTTAACTCTGGGTGTCGGGCTTTACTCTTAACGTGTTCCAGTTGAATGGTTGAGCGTGTCAGTATCTTTTCACAGTCTTTGTTGAGTTGTAAATAGCAACGCCATG